TTGATAGTCTATCGTTGCCTTGTAACGCATCCATTAGAAAATCTTCTTCTTCGCTATCTAATGCTTCGTCCAATATAAAATCTAAATATTCATCTTCCATTTCATCATCTGGAAGCATGTCTTCTTCTTGTTCTTCAGGCATTGAATCTTTTTTCATTTCTTTTTTTGGTGCAATCATAATAGCTACACCGCCTTCTTCATAGCCCATACGTTCAACAACTTCAGGTGCAACTTTTTTTAAAGCTTCTAAACCTTCATTTGGCATTTCTACTTCAGTGCCATCTTTGTATTTAATTCTTATTTTGTCGTCTTGTAATAAACTCATGTTTGTTCCTTTCTATTTACTGCTTCCTTAACCTGCTCCGGGAGCTGCTCTAAGCGTACCAGAGAATTGATCTTCCCCTGCAACCGGAACATTTCCGATTCCGATGTTGCCACCGCCAGTGCCTGTAGGTCCAAGGTCTTGAGGTTGTGCAGGTGTTCCTGCAAGGCTTCCCATATTATTTGGTTGCCCGTCAAGGCTTTCAGCTTCAGAGCCAGTTGTTTGTCCAACATTTTGCATTCCTATGATTTGTGCCATGATAGCTGCTTCTTCAGGGTCGTTTAAAACTTCATCTGGGTCTAAGTCTAAGCTATAGGCAAGTTCACTAATGAGTTTAGAAATCTTAACAAACGGAGCAACAGCAGGATTTTGTACAGTTTGTAAGAAGGTAGTAAGTCTTTGACTTCTTACTTCTTTCTGCATCAAGCTATTAGTTCCTGTAGCTTTAACTTCTAAATCACCTTTGACATCTAGTGAGCCTTCAAAGAACTGCATGTTCCATTGGAAGAAAGCTTCTCCTAGTGGTCTTAATAAAAAGTCGTCAAGGTTTTTAACGACTGTTTTAATATTTAAACTTGATGCACCTAGTAACATTGACATACCTGAAGCAGTCCTTGTCATACTTTGTACACCTGTTTGTCCGTGTGAATAACTAGGTATGCCTGTTTGTTCGTCTGCAAGTTGTCTAAACTTGTCAAACATCATCATGTTTTCTGGTGCAGTGTTTGGAAACTTTAAACCATGTATAGCTTGTCCGGGCATTCCAGCTTGTCTTCTAAATATCTTACCCGGATATATTTCCATAGACTGTCCACCAACTAAGGCAGATTCATCTACATCAAATACTAAAGACCCAGCCATTGCTAGGTTATCTACAGCCATACGTGCATGACCGTTCATAATTTGTTGAGAATCATCCATGTTCTCAGCTACACCAATACCAAAGAAGTTATAAGGATTTCTTTCATATGGGAAAGCGTGGTATGGTATTCTATAAGGAGTAAACGGATTGACCACTGCTCTTAATAAAGTATTACCACATACCCAAGCATTGACTTGAACTTCATCTAAATCATCAATATCATCTGATAGTTCTATACCGACTTCACGTGCGTACTCTGCATCCATGATTCCCCAGTATTCAAGAACTTCAAAGTTTGTTTGATAGTCTTCATCAGCTCGTGCATCATCTTTTAAATGATACTCAAAACTTTTCTCTTCGTAATTAGCCCCCATTTGAATAGCTTCACGTATAGCATCCTCTTTAAAATAAGGCATGTTACGAAGTTGTCGAAGTTGAGATTTGTTTAGTTTGTGTCTGTGAATAACATACTCACATTCTTCAATACTTGTAGCTGAAGGGTCTGGATAAAAATCCCAACAACTAACAAACTCAATTCTAGGTACTCTAACTTCTAAGGGGTTATAACTTCTTTCACCATCTTCACCAGTATCCCACTTGTGAAGTTTCTTGTTAAAGTTAAATGGTCCTTTTACAATCCCTGTACCAAGTAAAGAAGATTCTAAAAGAGCACTTCTAATTTCTGATGAACCCTTTGATTCATCTATTTGATCGTGAATAAGTTTTTCCATTCTCCGTGCAGCTTTCTGTGCAGGAGAAATTTCTAATGCGGTAGGTATTGGACTAAAGCCTTCAACTAATTGATCTTCTACTTTATCCTCAAGAGTTTCTTCAAATAGTCCTTTGTTAAATGTGGCTCCGGGTTTTAGAACTTTACCGTCACCTTCATAACCAACATCATATGGGTTGTCTATTCTATTACCAATATCGTCTGGTAATTCACCGCCACCCATTGTACTTTCAATGCCGGGTGCACCTGTTTGTGTATCTAAATGTGCATCTGCTAGTTCGCCTTCTGGGATTTTAGTTTCAGCAATACCAATTGGAAACTTACCTGTACCAAAGATTACATCAACAAGTTGACCAAAAGCAGCAAGTACTTTTGTTTTAGTAATCTTTACAAAGATACGAGACTTCTCAGAGTCTCTAAACTTAACAGACTTGTTGTAAAGTCCTCTATAGTTTTCGTAAGCTTTTAACCAGCGTGATTCATCAGAACGTCTAGCATCTTCTGATACTGCAAATCTTGATTTAATAATACCAACAAGATTAGTTCTTTGTTCTAACTCAAGAGCAAGTTCTTTACCAGCTTCACCTTCTACGTCTTGATATAAATTATCAGCGTTTAAAAATGTATTTTCTTGTTCTGCCATAAACTTTAATATCCAAATGTAGAATCAGCCGGTTGATGGATATCTGCTTTTAATCCTCTCAACTGATCGAATGTACTTACCATTCGTGGTCTACTCATTATCATATAACGCAATGCATCATATGCGTGATCGGAAGCATGTGTATCCACATCCTCCGGATTATTCTTTGATAATGGTATAGACTGTAATTCTCTTATTAAGTTAGGACATGTATTAAATATCTGTAACTTAGGTCTACCATTTTCTTGTACCTTCAAGAACTCATGTATCTGGATTTTACCTTGTATTCTATTCTTATCAGCAGGTCTAAGCTTATGTCCTGCCCGTACAAGAGCTTCTCCAACAGTAGGTCCTGTAGTACCTGTTCTTGCCCAAGCTGCTGTATCCAGTACACCAGAGACCGAGTAAGGGTCTTCTAGTTCCATACTTGTTATTATACTACCTAATTCTTCTCCTGTCAAGCCTTTTTTGTATAATTCTCTATAAATTATTAAAGTTCCGTCATTTTGATCCATTATTCCCCATAAACAACAGGATTCTGCAGCGTATCCATAGTCAACTGCTTTAACTCTTTCCCAGTGTAAAGGTAGTTCAAATGGAGTAATAACATGATGCATAGGGTCAAACTCTACAAAAGCTGCACCTTCTGCTACATCCCAGTTACCTTCAAGTAGCTGTCTACGTTGAATCGGTGGTAAAGATTTAAGCATCTGCTCATAAACACCATCTTCTGCAAGGTATGGGTTATCAGCTAATTTAGCAGGAATAAACTTACGTGTAAGACCATCACCGCCTTGAAAAGATTTATTATGTTCGGATGGTTCTATATATCTTTTCTTTACCCAATGTGAACCAACACCACCCGGGTTAGCAGTACAGCGAAGGTATGTTTGTATTTCTGGGTCAGTTGTACGAAGACGAGAAGCTAGATAGTTCCAACTAAACTCTGTAGGTAAATGGGTAATCTCATCAAAGCCTATCCAAGAATATGCTTGTCCTTGATATCTGTAGACATCAGCATCTCTCTCAAGGAATCCAAACTCAACCTTTGCACCGGAGGGAAAGTTCCAAAGTTTTTCTACTTCTCTAAACTTTGCACCGGGAAAGGCTTGTGGATATAACTCACGAGACTTATCAATCATCTCACGAAGTTCTGGCATAGACCGTCTAAGGATTAAAGCACGGTGAGCTTTCTTGTGACAATACCTTAGTGGGTCTACAATCATGGCAAAAGATTTACCACCACCAGCAGCTCCACCATACAATACATCTTTCTCACCGGCAGCAAGGAAGTCTGTCTGTGGACCTTCGTTAGCGTGGAATAATACTTTGTGATTGTCTAGATTTTCTTTGACAGCTTTTGGAAGTGTGTCAAGCTCATCTGTGGTGACAGGACCTTCTACAGTCTTGTCAAGTTTTTGAATTGTTTCTTTTTGTTTTTTGAAAGACTGTCTAGCGTTGTTGAGTTTCTCTTCAAGCTTTTTAATATTACGCTGCTTACGACCGACAGTTGCCCTCGCAGCTTTGATAGCTTTCTCTGTTGAGGTTTTGGGTCTACCAGCTTTCTTCTTTGGGGTTCCATCTTTTTTTAAGATGAAGTTACCATCATCATCCTGTAAGTAGAGATGAGGATTCCTCTCCCAGTCTTTCGTGTCGTTTACCATATTTTTTATCGATGTGTTTCTTTAAACCGGGAGTAGAAATCTTACGTTCTGTTTTATATTCTAACCAATCGACTGCAGCTTGTAATGATATCTCTTCATTGACTATCATGTTCTCTGCAATTTGTAAAGCTTCTAGCTGTTCTTCAATTGGTTTTAGATATCCTGTGATATCATCTAACTCATACCCAAACGGAATGGTTGAAGTTTTTCTTTTCATGTATCCGTCAGGTAATAACATTTAGATAATCCACATAACAATAAATGCTGATATAAAACCTATCCCACACATAACACCCCATACTTGCATGTCTGTTAGGTCATTAGTTTCAATCATACTATTTACTTTTTTTTCTAGTAGTTCTTTTAACATTTGTTTTCCTCTTTGGTTGTTTCTTTGGAGCTAGAGCTTTTTTGAATAACTTACTATAAGCTTTCTTTACTTTGTCTAACCATTTTTTAATCATTGTCATTATCATTCTCCTCGGCTTTCTTTTTACCGAATATTCTATCCCAGTTATCTCTATAGTCTTGTGTATAGAATCCGGGTCTAGGATTAGCACCCTTACTTCCATGTGTGTTTTTATATATTGGAGATTTAAAAGTATAAGGCTTTTCTTCGCTTCCTATTTGTTTACCCATGATCTTCTCCTTGTATACACTTACTCCATTCTTGTAAGACTATTTCTTCAGAATAAGCAGAATAATAAATGTCTTTACACTTGTCAAACTCATTATTGTTTGGTGTGGTTGTACAACTCATTAACAAAACTAAACTAATACTTCTTATTACCACTTCACCTTATTAGCCCAGTAAGCTGCAGACAGTACACCTTTGGCAATGTTTTTAGCATGACGAGCCTTGAATGATTTACGTTTCTTTTTCATTTTAGAAGATTCACCAGCTTTAGGCTTACCAGCAGTCTTAGCTCCTTGTTGTCCAAACCTAATAGTTTTAATAGTACTACCTGATTTAGCTACAACAATATGAGACTTAGTAGGATGATTGGGAGTACGTTTAGGTTTATTGTAACCACTTACTCCGGCTCGTTTTAATCTACCGTCTGCTTTACCACCTTTTTTACTTCTGTATCGTTTTGTTTTATCAGCAATCTTATCTGGTTGTTTAGAATGTTGTCTACCGGCAGCTTTGTCTTTTCTTTTCTTTGCAGTTGTAGCTGCATACTCTGAATCACTTAAAGCTTCTCTAGCTTTCTTGGGTAAATATCTTTCACCTGTCTCACTAGACTTTTTACCCGACTTAGTTCCCCAGTCTTGGTCACTCCAATTTTTTAATGACTGTTGTGATTTCTTTAGCATTACTTATAACCACCACCAGCTTTCTTGTAAGCCTTGGCAAGTGCTTGTGCTTTACGGGCAGACCATTGACCGGCTGCAGTACCATGAGAAGCAGCAGCTTTTATTCTTTGAAATATTCTTTTTCTTTTTTCTGGCTGTGTATAGTTTCCAGCTTGATTAACCTTTGACTTAGACTTGCCACCGTTTCTAAATTGTAATCTCTCTAATAACATTAGTGTAATATCCTATCGTCTTCTTTGGGTATGGTATTTAAATGTTTTTGTTCTAGCTCTTCATCTACATAGATACTGTCTAACTCACCCACAACAACCAAATGGTTCTGGGCTGCAGCTAGTTCAGCTTGTTCATATGTAGAAGCAACTATGTTCGGACCTGCGAAAGTCGTACCATAAGCTTCTATCTCTGTTAAAAATATCTTCATTGTATGAGTAAACCTATATACCAACCCAGCATAAATAACAACGCAGCCAACATTGGATACGCTTTACAAAATAATATCAGATCATTCAGGAATTGTCTCATAATCACCTTCGGTAATATCGATTGTCTTCTTCTCTGGGAGAATAAAGATACCACCACCGGTGTTATGATTAACATCTATCCTGTCAGTTTTACTAACCCCTACACGATCTAATATAGTTTGTGCAGCTTGTAACTTATAGTTGGCTTGAGGTATAGGTTTATCTGACTTCAAAACCTCTATAATCTTAAACGCTGCTGTAGGGGCTTCCCTTGCAAGTACGTTTTGGGCTAAATCTACTACTTCCTCTTTTAAACTTTTTAGTACTTGATAGTGATTGCCGGAGTATCCTGCAAGTTCGGCTGACTTTTTAAAGTCTCCTCCTGTATCCACGAGGTGACCCAAGAACGCTTCCTGCTTTGCAGTAAGGTTCCTGTCTTTGTTTTCAGCTAAATAATTAGTGGTCATGTACTTATTATAGTAGTATTTGTAAAGTTTGTCAAGCTTTTGTAAAGTTTTTTACTTTATTTCGTAAATGACTTGACAAACCCGTAAAAAATGTGTACAATAGAATTGTAAGATTCCCCCGGGTTATATATATAACATAACCCATCCTAGTCGTTCCAGACTTATTCAAAATAATATATCAAACATGCCGAAACCTTTGTAAAGTTAGGGGGCTGGTTAATATCTAAAATAGCTAGAAATGTATATGTTTTATATATATAGGGGGTGGGTGGTGGGTGGCTCCTGCCTACCCCATAACCAAGACTGATAATACTTTATAAAGGCTCGTTATGTCAGAAACTTACCACACTTTATAAAGTTTGTCAAGCCCTCTTTTAAAGTTTTTAACCCTATCACACTTTACAAAGTTTGTCAAGTGTTTTTTACAAATTTTTACAAACTTTTAAAGTTTGACAAGCTAGTTAATATCATTCATGCCCTTTATAAAGTGTTATAAATATAAAAAATATATGTACTTTTTAACTTTGCACACTTGACAAGGGTTATATAATCTTGTAATGTGGATATATGTTAATTAATACAGAGGAAACAAATAACATGGATAAATTAAAAATTGGTGATTTTGTCAAAGTCATAGATTATGAAGGATTATTATTAACAGTTGGAAAAGTTAAAAGCCATATAGTTGATAAAGAAACAAAAGAATTTGAAGTAATTGTCAAATCTTTTGAGGGTAATGAATTATTTGCTAATGGTTCAGAATGGGATTGTTTAACTTTTGAAAAAATAACTCATATCGATTAATCTAACCACAACCCACATAATGCCCAGCTTTTGTTGGGCTTTGGTGGTATAAACTAACGCTTATTTATATAAGCATAACAAAAGGTAAAATTATGAAAGTAGAAAATATGACAAGCCCACAAGGAAACAAAGTAGCTAATCAATTTATTATTATTGATGATGATAATAACGAATACTTCCAAAGTTATGATAGTATCATAGCCAAAAGAGACGGAGACAGCTACCAAATATATTTAGATGAATATTATTGGGATTATTCCAGAACTACAGGAAAATATAGGAATGAGTTTTTAAGAGAGGGTATAGCAGAAACAAGAGCCAAAATTAAAAGCGGTCAATATATCCTAACTGATTTGAATTAATTTCCCCTGTAAAAACTTCACAAAGTTTTATACCCCCGTAATTGGGGGTTTTTTTTGCCTATAAACTCACCTTTATTTGACACCCTATACAAGGCTCTGAGATGCTTTGTATTGCATTTTGTGGGTAAGGCATGGTCTAGTATTCAAAAACTTTTTTAAGCGATTCTGTGAAAGTCAACACCTTTTTAAAATAAAGTTAAAAAATTTTATAAACTATTGCATATTAAGTTAGTTTCCTGTATGAGATTGCAAGATAAAATAATTTAAAATAATTGGAGAAAACTATTGACATTTTAAAATCTATGGTTTTTAATTGGGGAAGTTAATCAATGGAGAAAATAAATATGAATAAAACTTACACAAATATTATGGATGTATCTACTACTAACTTATTAAAAATGTTAGACATGGATAGGTTCAAAGATAACGCCCATCAAAAGATGATAAAAGATGAGTTAAAGTTTAGAAATTATAAATCAGATTGGAACAAACAAGATGAGCAATTAGCATTTCAAGGAATGATTGATGCTTTCAGGGGTGTTTAACATAAAGGAGAAAATAAATTATGGATAAAACTTATATTGATATTGCAATAGAGCATTATGAAGAAAGAATTAAAAAATTAGATTGTCAAATATGGGAAGAACAATTATTGGACAAGTTAAAACAAATTAGATATGGTAAATATTTATAAGGAGAAAATAAATTATGGATGCACTAACTAAAAAATTATACAAGGACTATGTGCATAGAGAGATTGTCAGAACCTATGGGCAAGAGTTGAGCAAGTCAGAGATGAGAAAGATTTTAAAAGATTGCGAAACTTTGGCAAGGAACATGACAAGGAGAAAGCATTATGAAGGAGAACGAAGATGATAGTTGATGCAGACGATCACAACGCACAAGTCCTTGAACGCTTGTTTGACGAGTGTCTGGATGAGGGTATGAGTATTGAGGAAGCTGAGATTGAAGCACAGCGTAGATTTGAGGAACAAGGCATATGAAATTTTATAGTAAAGAAAACTGTTATGATGCTTTGAGAGAAGCTGACATATCAACAGCTTGTCTACTGGATGATGTTGCAGTAAACCAAAGTAGCGAGATAAACCTAGAGGAATTACAAAAAGATATAGAGCATATTCTAAATCAAATACAAATAGCTCTCGATTATATTGAGAACGTTTAAACGGAGTAAGATATGAGAGGAATAAAATGTAAACATTGTGGTTCGACTCAACTAACAGGTTACGTGTATGCGTTTAAGAATCCTGCGTTTAAAGGTTGGGTTAAGATTGGCAAGACAACTAACCTAAAAAGTAGACTGGGAAGTTTTAATACTGGTTCACCTTTTAGAGATTTTGAATGTGTTTACTCTATTGATATACCTAAAACGAGACTTAAGTATCACGAGAAAAAAATTTTAAAAGAAACTTCATTACAAGCAGAAGAAAGTAAGGGAGAGTGGAGAAAAATATCTAATAAAAAGTTAATGGATATATTTAATTGTTACACAATTGTTACATAACTGTAACACAAATGTAACATTCGTATGGTTAAATAGATTTTGTAGTTAGGAGTGAGCCTTTGTAAAATCCAATCGAAGGAAGAATTACAAATACGCTATAGTAAGTGTTTGTAATAGAGAGGTTAAGGCTAAAAGTAAATGAGAACTAAACCACCATGCACTAACTACAAATTGTCCGAGTAAAGAAGGACACAGTTGCTAGACCTGTAAAACTAGCACTTGATTAGGAATGGACAAGGCTAATACCCTTGACTGAGGAGGAGTGTAGATAGGAAGGTATCACAACTGAGTAAGTCTACTGTGCTACTAAAACAATGTGAGAGTTATTAGTAGGCAGAATCAGGTTTGCCGCCTAGTCATTTAAAGTGTTGACAGGCACTATAAAAACCGATAGTTATGTTGCTGTTGAAGGAGTTGGTAGTCATCTTCGGAACTAAAAAACTACCACCATTAATTTTTAACAAGGAGGTATGATATGAGTAATAAATATAAATGGTTAGACCATAGTTATTTTGATTGCTTACACTTTGAATGGGATGGAACAGAGTTTGAAGTGCGAGTGACTAATGAGGTTGATGATATACCAGATGGTAAACTTAGGTTGGAAGTCTGGACTGTCGCTTATGATGAGGATGATGAGTGCATAGGCTTTGGAGAACACGTCAAAGAAAAGATATTAATGGATGGATTAAAGATACTTAAAAAGGAGGTATAATATGGATTGGGTAGGAATAGCAATAAAAGAAACATTTGAGGGTATAGCTAGACAACAAAAGTTAAACGCTGAGTTGGAAGCTGAACGCTTATCTGGGTTGCAAGATCAACATGAAGACGATGGACTTTGTACTTGTGGAGAACCTTTAGATGCTTGTCCAGATGCGTATGAACATTTATCGGGAGGTGTATGATGAAAGTGTTTAGAATAAAAGCAGTATGTGATTTTATTGAGGTTGTTGAAGTTATAGCTGAAACAAAAGAACAAGCCGAGGAACTTTTATTTAGTGGAGATTACAAGGTGCTGAATGAAACTTATGAGAACCAAGACATCATATCAATTAAGGAGATATAATATGAAAATAAAAGAAAAAGGTACATGGTATTCCAGAGTGGAGGAGATTTTATGTCGAGACTTTGGAAATATTTATAGTAGATTGACAGAGATAACACAAAAAATGATGTTGCAAGATGCTCATGTTTATGTCATAAATAGAAGAGACTTAGATTCTCTATCAGAGACAGACATAATTATGCTTGTAGAAGAGTTTGTGGCTTCGTGTGTTGCACGTTCTTTTAGGTACTAAGGGTATGTCCTACCTTTTAATTAACCCTATGCTTAAATTGAAGGAGAGTAAATGGATATTTTGTTGTTTGTTTTAGTATTTTCTGTGTTATTATTTATATTAGACAGAAATGAAGATTTGTAAAACGATTGTCACATAACTTTACTTTTGTTTAAAAATATGTTATAATCTTATAAATATTAAAACATTAATGAAAATAATAATTAATTATATTAATAATTTATATTAAAATAGGATAAATTTTATGGATGATTATATTAATAATCTTATAGATAATTATTATAAAGATGCAAACTTAATAGGAACATTACCTAATGAGTTTGATTATCTAAAAGATAAAGATGTGGTTAAAGCAGAGGAAGAAGATGATTGAATACAATGGTAAGAAAGTCACCCCAAAGGTGTATGCTAAACACCAAGTGTCTGATTACTTGATGAAGTTGTTTGATAATCCAGAGGTTCATATGGATAAGGACTTTGCAAACTGTACACCACGTGAACAAGATGAGATAATGAATCAAGTTAGTTTGTTTGAGGACAGGATTCATAAGTTATTGGGTGTTAAATTTAAAAGTATAACAAGCAGTAGTAATTTTGAAAAATCTATATAGGAGATAGAATGGAGTTTATAATAGCAGTAGTCGGTGTTGTATTTGTATTGACAGCTACAACCTTGTATATGTATTTGGTTGATGATGATAAGATTGACCCTTATATACCATCGAAGATACAGCGAGGAAACTTCTGGGATGCAGAGACTAAACAATTTTACAAGTGGGATAAGTTAATGGAACTAAAAAAAGAAAGGGAGCAAAGTGATACAATACATTGATCCTAAAAATCATATAGGATTTCCATTACCTTCTGCAATGTTTCATCCCCACACATATTGTTGGGATATGCCGAAAGATGAAATGGCTTGTAAATTACTAGACATACCACGAAAATGTTTTGTTTGTGGTAATATAATAAAGGAGGATAATAATGACACAGTATAGTGAAGCTGTTGAACAGCAAAGAGAAATACTTGAGTTAGAAAAACAAGCTAAACAAATTGTAGCTATTGACACCAGATATAAAGATGGTATATGGTATCAACAAACTGTTGACTATGCCGATGGTAAAAGAGTGACAGAGTATAGAGACAAACGTAAAACAACAGTAGTGGAGAATAGATATGGCGAAGACATGGCGAAAGACTGAACATACTCCTGCTACTGGGGTTCGAGGTAAAAAGACAAGTCAAGGTAGAGGTAATGTTGCTTTCTCTACCATGAACAAGAATAAGAAAAGCAACTTTAAAAAATATCGAGGGCAAGGTAAATGAAAATAACAGCATGGAATATAGGTATCGTTTGGGAAGATGGTACTGAAGAAAATATAGGTGATGTACCTGATTGGGTAGCAACAAGAGTTGATGAATTTTTAAATGAACTTGAGGAGGAATAATGAAACAGAAAATGATAACAGTAAAAATTCCAGAAAGAAATTTGGAATGGATTAAAAAGAACTATCGTAAATCTAGAAGTGGTGTGACTAGTTTGTTTGAGTATGGTGGTATAGATATCCAAGAGGTGCATGCCATAGCAGACTTACTGTATCATCTTAACGAAGCATTTAATATTGAGGATGAGTAGTGAACATATTTTATTTTGATGAGTGTCCCATCATATCAGCAAAAGCACAGCCAGATAAGATGTTAGTCAAGATGCCATTAGAAACAGCACAGATGTTATGTACAGCACACCGAGAACTAGATGGTGATGATTATGCTGATAGTGTAGGACTTTACAAACGTGCATACTGGAATCACCCTTGCACTATCTGGGCAAGAGAATCAAGTGGTAATTATATGTGGCTACACAAACACTTCTTGGCTCTTGGTAGAGAATACACATACAGGTATGGTAAAGACCATGCAAGTATAACTAAACTTGCCAAGCCTTTATTCAAGGTTCCAGATAATATAACTCGTGGTGATATAACACCATTAGCACAAGCTATGCCGGAAGAATATAAACATGAGGATCCAATCGTTGCATATCGTAGATATGTGATAAATGAAAAACACTATGCCAAGTGGGAGAAGAATCGATCTAAACCTACATGGTGGACTACACAGGAGGTAGCATAAATGTATGTAAATAAAGAGTTTGTAATTAAAGGATTGCAAAATCACTTTCAAGGTTTAATTGATAGACATGTTGCAAATGCAATGATATTAATTACTAACCCTGTGGGTGTGGCAGAACATCCAGATACTTTAGAAAGTATTGAAGTAGAACTTGGCAAGATTGCAGACTATGAAGATAAGCTGTCAATTTTAAATAAATATTTTAACTAGGAGACCATATGAAATATAATATAATAATAACTGCTGTCTTACTTGCATTAAGTGTAGCCATGTTTAATGCAGTTAATATCACAGCAGATAACATATCTAAAAACAAAGCAGGACTTAACAGATTAAATAAATCTTTCCTGTCTCTCAGCGAGGAATTCGAAAGCGTAAATAAAAATGCAGACTTGATACAGTCTACCAGAGAAAGCTATCGTAATTCTTTGATTGATTTATCAGATAGACTAGATGCAATGGATGAAACTAACTCAGAGATATATCGTATCTTAAATGATTTAGATGAACGCTTGAACAAACCACCGGTTGCAACTGTAGTAATTGAAAAGTTTGTAGAGCCAGAGCCAGAACCTGTAGAGGACTTAGGTGTCAATGCCGGTCTTGGAGTTCTTACCGGAACACATGTCATGGGACAGCCAGAGTTTATTGAGCCGACTTGTCCAAAGATAAGATCATCTAAACCTTATGGTGATTACATAGAAAATATATCTATTAATAGAACTTT